GATGTCACCGCCCGGGTCGAAGACGGGAAGGGTCTCGGGCATGTCAGGCTCCGATCTTCTGGGCGCCGAACAGCGCCTCGAACACGTCGTCGTCGGCGCTGTTGTCCGGCTGGCCGGTGTGGCCGAGCGGGGCGCCGACCGGGATCAACCCGGGCGCGAGGGCTGCCAGCGTCTGCTCTGAACCGGGGTCGGCTGCGAGCGAGGCGAGCCACGCGTCCCGGCGGGCCGGTGGGATCCGGCCGTCCGCGACCGCAGCAGCAACGAGCTGCTCACGGTGCTCGGTCTCCTGCTGCGCCCGGGCCTGCTGCCCGGCGCGGGCCGCGACCTGCAGCTCCTGGAGCTGCTCGGAGTCGATCGCGACCGTCCCCGCAGGCAGCGGGGTGGGCGGGTTGGGGTCGGCCTGCTCGGTCAGTGCCTCGGCGAGCGCGGCCAGGATGGTGGCCCCGTCGGCGTCATCGGCGACCCCGACCTGCTGCCGCAGGGTGGTGAGCTGCTCGTCGCTGAATGCCACGACGGGGCTCCTTTCCTGGGTTGGGATGGGCCCGTCCGCGGGCGCGGCGGGAGTCTGTGGGGCAGGCGCCTGGGCTCGGCCCGCATGAGCGAAGATCGTCAGGTCGAAGCGGGCCTTCGCCGCCGCGACATCGGCCGGCGCAGGATCCGCGTCCAGGAGGCGGTCGGCGAGTCCCGCCGCGACGGCCTCCTCAGCCGAGAACCACGTCTCAGCGGCCATCACGGCACGCCAGTCCTGGACGGTGCCGCCGGCCTTGCCGGTGTAGATGCCGGCCAGGTTGTCGGCCTCGTGGTCGAGGTCGCCGGCCATCTTCTGCATGTCAGCGCTGTTGCCGACGACGAGGCCCCACGGCTCATGCACCATGACCTCGGCCGACGGCGCGATCAGCACCTCGTCGGCGCCGCATACGACGAACGAGGCGGTGGACGCAGCCAGGCCGTCTATGACCGCGACGACGCGAGCGGGGTGCTGCCGCAGCAGGTTCAGCAGCGCCAGCCCTTCCCAGACCTCACCGCCAGGGGAGTGCACGTGCAGGCGCAGCTCGGTCGTTTCATTGGGGAGTGCGTCGAGGACCTCGGCGAACTCCTTGGCCGACACGCCGTAGGGGCCGCCCCAGGAGTCGATCGGGTCGTAGAGACGGAGGGTGACGACTCCATCCGCGGTCTTGGAGGCTGGGGCCTCGGCCCGGATCGGTGTCTTCTCGGCCTGGGCGGCGCGCGCCAGGAAGTGGAAGCGGTCAACCAGTGCGGTCACTGTGCTCCTCCTGTTGACGGGGCCGGGCTCTTCGCCGGCAGGCCGTAGGCGTTGCGCACGAAGTCCTCCATCGCCGGGTCCGGCCAGATCACCCCGGCGTCGATCAGCATCTTGATCGCGTCGGCGGTCGCGTTGCGCTGCGACCCGATCTCGTCGAAGACGATCCGGGGCGCCGGCTCCGACGGCCCGAAGTTCACGTCCACCAGGTCCTCGACGACGTGCGCGTTCGCGATGTCCCGGACCGACTCCGCGACCGACTGCAGCGACAGGGTGAAGAAGTCGGCGAAGGTCGAGCCAAGCGCCCACGAGCCGGTCTGCGTCCCCAGGTTGAGGAAGTGCGCGAGGACCGCGCGGGCGATCTGCTCGTCGTGGTAGCGGATCGCGTCGTCGGCGGGCTGCGGCAGCTTGCCGTCCACGCCCTTGAGTAGCAGGTTGGCGCCGAACGGCACCGCCGCGCCCGCGCTCTCACCGGCCCGCCACGTCTGCGCCAGCGCGGCGCCCTTGACTAGGTCTTCCTCAGAGGCGCCTTCCTGCCCGGTGTAGAGCGGCACCCCCATGCCGTTGCGCTCGATCGTCTGCGCCTGCACCCGCAGCAGCCGGTCCTTGATCAGCCAGTTCTTGTAGCAGGTCCGCAGTAGCGACGCGCCGAGCCAGTTCCCGCCCTCCCGGTCGTTCACGTACGCGACGAGCCGGTTGACTGGGATCGTCGCCAGGGTCCCGGTCATCCCCAGCGGCGCGTTCTGCTCGATGCTGATCAGCCCGCCGTCGGAGGCCACGTGGATTGCCACCAGGGACCGGGGCATCCGCGGGGCGAGCTTGCGCAGCCGCGCCGCCCCGGCGTCGTCGAGCCGGTAGACCTGCTCGAAGAACATGTGGCCGTACGGCAGCATGAGCAGCGCCATCTGCAGGTGCTCAGACCAGGAGAAGCGGTCCTTCGTCCGCAGCGTCGGGGCGGTCGGGTCCGCGCCGATCAGCGCCAGCCCGAGGTCGTCCGCGACGAGCTGCGAGACCTCCGGGCGGCACCCCGACCCATCGATGCGCCACTGCGTACGGCGGATCGGAAGCGTCACCGCGCGCAGCACCGACGCGACCTGCGCGTCCTGGCGGCGCATCGAGTCGTACACCCGGATCGACAGCGGCCAGCGCAGCTCCGGGGTCGGCTCGTACAGCGCGTCGTCCAGGCCCCACCAGCCGGCCCCGGACGAGGACGAGCCGTACCCGATCTCCTTGGTGGGGGCCGTGGCGGTGTCGACCACGATGCCTCCTTTGGGGGTCAGAACCCGGCGTTGGCGAGGTAGCCGGTCTCGGATGGGCTGTGCGTGTCACCCCCAGCCGCGATCTGCGGTGGCGGGGCAGGAGGGGTTGTCTCGACCGTCGTCAACCCGCGCAACGCCAGCCCGGCCGCGCGCAGTGGGGTGATGTCGGCGGTGCCCTTGCGGTCCAAGATCCGGGAGTCGCCCTGCGGCTTCCACCTGGCGGCCCGGACCGCGAAGTTCAGCGACGGCTCGTTGCCGTGCCGGAGGCGCCCGGACTCCACCGCGTCGGCGATCGCGTTGTCGGCCTGCGCCTGCGCCTGCGTGCTGGGCTCCACCGCGGCCGGGACCAGCCCGCGCGACGCTGTGTCGACCAGCGGCGGACCGGCGTTCCAACGGGCCCGCAGGTCATCGACCCGAGCCCCGACCCAGGTCGTGCCGGGCCGGTAGTCCAACAGCTCCTGCGGGTTGCGGGCCACATGCACCTGCGGCAGCCCGTCCGGGCGCCACCACGCCATCGCCACCGCCGACCAGGAGTGGTCCGGCGCCGTCGCCACCGCCAGGACAGGGGTGCCGTTCAGGGCCGCCGCGGGGTCGGCGAGGGAAGCCCAGACGCTGGCGTCGATGGCGTCCTTGGTCATCGTCTCGACCCACTGGCACATCACCTCGACCCGAAACACCTGCTCCGGGTCGGTCCGCAGCGCCGAGTTGATCGCCCGCTGCGTGATCGTGTGTCCCCGGGCCGGGTTCGCCTGCCCCTGCCCGGCCAGGTCCCGCATGTCACAGCCCGGCGGAGCCGACCACTCGAAGAGGCCGAGCGAGTCGTCGTCCATCTCCTCGACCAGGTCGTCCGGCGGGGTCGGCGCGCCCTCCTTGACCAGCCCGTCCGGGTCGCCCAGCGCCTCGTGCGCCAGCAGCCGCAGCCACGCCAGTACGACGCTGGAAGCATCACCGGCGTTGCTGGCCGCCCACACCTGCGCGTACCGCCGGGCCATCGTCGTCTTGGTGACCGCGCCCCACGCGTCCCAGCTCTGGTGCTCACGCAGCTCGTCGAGCATCACCAGGTCGCCGGCCAGGCCACGGCCGCCACGGCGGTTCGCCGCCTGCACCTTGTAGCGCTCCCGGCCGGTCAGCTCAAGAGCCTTCTTGCCGTTCACCATCACGACGCGCTCGATCTCCGCCGCGAGCTCCGGGACGTCCTGGGCGATGTCGACCGCGCCCTGCCAGACCTCCTCGGCGATGTCGAGGTTCTGCGCCGTCCCGATGACCAGCTTCACACCGCGGACGAACAGGAAGAACAGCGCGAGGACCTGCAGGAAGGTCGACTTCCCGTTCTGCCGGGCCACGAGCAGCAGCACCGTGCGGAACCGGAAGGTCCCGTCCGGCAGCAACTCGAGCGCGTGCTTGGCCAGCCACTTCTGCCACGGCAGCAGCTCCATGCCCAGAACCTGATGGGCAAAGGCGATCAGCGCGAAGCCGAGCGTCGTCTTCGGGGTCAACTTCCGCAGCGGCTTTGTATAGATGCGAGGGGTCTCGCTGCCGAGCAGGTCAGGCGGTGCTGGCGACCGAACGGAGCTGCGCGAGCTTGCCACCCGACGCCTCCGGCTTCTTGACCCCCCCGAACAGGTCCGGCCGGCGGGCCACCCACAGCCGCATTTCAGCCGACGCCGCCAGCTCCATCGCCAACGCCGGATGCGGCACCGGTCGACCCTTCTCGTCAGCGACGATCGCGCCCTCGGCGTCCACCCGCTGCTGCGCGTCACGCAGCCGCGCGACCTGCACGCAGAATGCCTCCGCCGCCGCCGCGTCAGCGCCTGACAACACCCCGTCGCCAACCACCGCCACCCACACCCGGCGTGCTCCGGTCGACAGGTGCGACGGCGCTCTCACCCCGCGCCCATCCGCACGCCGACCCGTGACATCCCCACGGCAGGCGTCGGGGGCACCGACGCGATGCCCCGCAGGGTCGGCCGGCCCTTCGTTGTGAAGTCACCCGCCCGCTCTTCGGCGAACAACTCGTCCACGATCCCGAGCAGGAATCCGGCCAGCGCCGGGTCGTCGCTGACCTCGATCGACTCCAGTCGCGGGTTCTGGTTCAAGTTCATGCTCGTCCGCACCGCAACTCTCCACTGTTCGTTCGTGATCACAGCGAACTTCGCATGCGTCCGCGTCGACCGGATGCAGTCGTCGCCGAACCGCTCCCGCAAGACCGCGAGATAGCCCGGCTGCCGCTGCCCGAACGAACAGTCGACGATAAACCGCAACGACGTAATCCGCGTGTCACGCAGTGCCTCCGCCGAGCGCGACAGGTCAGCGGCAGCCGCCGTCCACGTCGAGACCGCCACATCCGCCGGACCCGTCCGCTCCAGGATCGCCTCCACCGCGTCCATCAGCGAAAACTGGCCGAACGTCAGGCAGTACGTCTCCCGCCCACGTCCGAAGTCGGCCAGCGCATCACGAGCGTTCGTGACCTTGCTCAGTCGCGGTCTGCGGACCGGCGTCTTGCGGGTATGGGACCGGGCTGGAGACGTCATAGTCAAGTGGCGCATTCGTCGGCCCGAAGTTTCCGGGGGGAGAGACCGGGAGGGTGGCGGGTCCATGATCAACGATCTTGGAGATTTTCTCGGCCCTCCCCCCCTCAGTACCGGTGGGGGCTGGCTCCCTGCTGCTGGACCCGCTTGGCCTTCTGGCTGGCGCGGCCTTTGGCTCCACCGCGTAGGTAGCCTTCGCGTCGGTTGCAGCGTTCGCACCACAGGCCGGGCTCGTAGCTGGTGCGGGTGGGGTTGTGCGGCAGGTGCCACGCGCTGGTGTTGGGGCCGAGGGGTCGGCCGCATCGGGTGCATGGGCTGGCCGGGGTGTGCTGGCGTAGCCGGCGCTTGCGTTCGGCGATGTGGGCTGCGTTATAGCCGCGGGCGGTGGCGCTTGCTTTAGCGATGGTCCGAAAGCGGTGGGCCATGGTCACCCCCGACCGTTGTAGGTGACGGAGGCTTCCCACTGATCCACCACCTTGCGAGTGGTGCGCCGACCTGCAGTTCGGTCGGGGTGATCTTCCCGCTATCCAGCGGCTGCAGAGAAGCCTCCGTCACGGACGAGCCTACCACCGCCGGTACTCAGTGTGAGTACACTGGCCGCATGGTGCAAGCGGGTGAGTACGGGCCTCGACGGGCAACTCCGGTGCAGGTGCGACTGCTGCCCAGCGGCTTGGAGTGGATCGACGCGCAGGCAGCGACCGAGCAGCGGTCGCGGTCAGCGATGGTTCGCATCCTGCTCGGCGAGGCAATCGACGCCCGACGGAAGAAGGCGCCGTAGCCGAGGGTAGGTCCGGGCACACTCCGTCCACCTGCCGTGATGTAAGCACATGGGTGTCATTCCGTCACGCACCGTGGCGGTCTGTTGTCCAGGACCGCAGCGTCGAGGAGGCGCTGTCCGTAGTGGTACAGGTCGATGATGTTCACCCTGTTGTAGGCGAGGTCGGCCTTGTCGACGGCCGGTCGGAACGAGACGGTCCGGACCGCTGGGCGCGCGGGTTCGGCCCTGACGTACTCGGCTGGGTGGCGGGTAGCGCGCTCGGAGCGGCGGTGGTCGCGGTAGCGGCGCATCCGCTCGACCCTGCGCCCGGCTGGGGTCACGGCGTCAAGCTCCGGCGCAACGCATCAAGGTCGAGTCGCGGGGACGCGTCGATGTCGTACGGCGACCGGCCGACCAGCGCAGCGTGGAGGACCGAGTGGTTGATCCGGTCTGCCGTCTCGCGGCTGAGTCCTTCGGCCAGGATCGCCCGTCGGACGAGATCGAGCAACTGGTCCAGCATCGTCATCTGCGCGTGCATCTGCGGGTCGGTGAGGTACTCCCGGGCCTTGCCGGCCTGGTCGATGGCTTCTCGCGTCTCAGGGCTCATGGGGCTCATCCTGCCTTCCGGCGGACGCGGTCGGCGTCCGCCTGCTGGGTGTCGGCGGCGTGGCAGTACAGGACCCCGCCGGTTGTCAGCCGCCGGACCCGGCCGGCGCGGGCCCACCACCGGATGGTGCGTTCCGAGCGGCCGAAGTGCCGGGCCAGCACCGCCGGGGTGCCGAAGGTCTCGCCGTCGATGTCGACCCAGGCGGCGGCCTCCGCGGCGACCTTGAGCGTCGAGGCGTACCCGGCGGGGGTGAGACGGTGCCCGCAGTCCCGGCAGGTCACCTGGTCCTGCTCGAGGCCGTCGTCGTCGACGAGGCGGACCAGGGCGCCACCGCACTGGAAGCAATCGGCGCCGGCCCGGGACGGGTTGCGGCGCCGGGCGGTCGCGGCTTCGAGACGGCCGTGCAGGGCGTGCAGGTCGGCGGCGTAGGTGGCGAACCCGTCGTGGCTGGTGGCGGCCCACCGGGCGTTCGCGGTCAGGTAGGCAACCGCGCGGTGCACGGTGGCGACGTTGACGTGCTCGCCGCGCTGGTCCTGCCAGGCGATGGCCCACCAGCCGAGCTCGTAGGCGACGCTCGGCGGGTCGCCGTCCTTGGTCGTCAGGCCGTCCTCAGCCAGTCCCTGCGAGCCCTTGCCGAGCAGGACCAGCACGTCACCGCCGGGTATCGGGGAGTCGGTGGAGCGGCCCCGGTCGTAGCTCGGGGACCGGACGTGCCCGAGGTGCTGGGGGAGCTCGGCGTACATGACGGCGATGCCGGCGAGGTCGGTCTGCGCCTGGGTGTAGCAGGGGTCGCAGACGGTCCGTTCGTACACGGTCAGGGACTGGCCGCAGCAGCCGCAAAGGGGATGTTCGGCGGCGTGGTCGGCGAGGGTGTCGCCGTCGGACGGCTGCCAGTCGCACCGGTTGCACGGCTTCACCGGCGGGGCTCGGGCCGGTGCTGCGGGCAGTCGCGGGGCTGGCCGCGACGGGTGCTCCGGCCGTGCATGGCCTCCAGCGAGGGGCCGTCCGGGTCCGCCACGTAGTCGTCATCG